TTTAATGAAACAACTAAAGAAATTTCTCCATACATCATGGGCATCTTTCTTGGTGCTGGAATTTTTGGAAAAAATTCAACATATGTAACTCTTGAAAAAGATTTAGGGATTGTTGATCAGATGTCTGATAGCGATAAAAAATACATAATTTATGATAACGACTCAAAAAAAGTTTCCGTTAAAAATTGCAATCCTTTTATAAAGCTTGGACTTTTTAATATTGCTAATAATGAAAAATTTATTCCTTCAAAATATTTATTTGATGGGGTTTATAACCGAACAAGGCTAATAACTGGCATTTTAAAAGTAGCTGGCTACTTAACCAAAGATAAAAGTTTAACCATCACGGTATCGAGCCAAAGACTTGCAGAAGATATTGTCACATTGGTTCAATCTTTAGGTGGAATAGGAAACTATTCTGTGCATAAGAACAAAGATTCAAAAAGATATGTGTGCATATTAAAGCTTAACATTTTACAAAAAAGAAAAAATAAATTTGAAAGAAAAATAATATCTATAAAAAAAGTAAGAAAAGAAGAGTGTGTTTGTATAACTATAAACACGAAAGATGGCTTGTATTTAACTAATAGCTTTATAGTTACACACAATACTTTAACCTCGCTTTCTTTTGCTGCACAATGTCAAAAACCAGAGAATGGTGGTAGACATGTGTATTATCTAAACATTGAAGGTCGATTAAAGCCTATGAATCTAAGGGGCATAGCTGGCTTAAATTTGGACAAGATGACAATCTATAGGTCTACTCAAGATAAGATTCTTTCCGCAAAGGACTACCTAAATCTGGCCTTTAAAGCTATTAATACACACCCAGGTAGTTTAATCATAATAGATAGTGTTTCTGCTCTATGTGATGAAAAAGAGATGGATGAGGGCATTGGGTATGAAAATAGAGGGGCTGGTAATAAGCTTTTTGCTGGTTTTTGCAGACAAGCAGCTAATATAGTACCAGTACAAAACTGTATTGTTTGGGCTATTATGCACTTAACTCAATCTCAAGGTATGTATGGTGGTTATACAGAAAAAGGCTCTAGAACATTGCAGTATCAAGCAGATGTTCAAATGAGAGTTAAATTTGATAAAGCTTGGAATGTTGGCATAGAAGGCAAAGAAAAACAAATTGGCCAGCAAGTTCATTGGTTGATTGAATCTTGTGCTTTAGGTTCGCCAGGAATGGAAATTGATAGCTACATTCGTTATGGGGTTGGTATTGATAATACATATGAAGCCATAAATCTTGGTTGTCAGCTTGGCCTTATACTTAAAGCTGGTGCTTGGATGACACTTGATTTTATGCAAAGACATTTAAAATTGTTAGAGTCAAAAGAATGGGATGATGCAACAATAAGAAAAGTTAAAACTCAAGGTGCAGAAAAACTTTATAGACTATTGCTTGATAATCCTGCATGGGTAAAGATTCTTGAACAAGAAATAAAAGGTCTTTTATCATGAAAATAAGAGGATTAGATGGAAGAGTGCATTCTTGGTCATTTTATGGTCAAATGCCAGACATAAGCGATGAAAGAAAAAGATCAGAGTTGCACATAAGAACTAGGGGCTTGCTTAAATCTTTGTATCCAGTAGATAGAATACTTGAAGAAGTTCATTTGCCTGGATCTGGAAATTTATACGCAGATTTTTGGTTGCCACTAAGGAATAAGATGGTAGAAGTTCATGGAGAACAGCATTATAAGTTTGTTCCTTTCTTTCATGGAACACAGCTAAACTTTTTGGCATCAAAAGCGAATGACAATAAGAAGAGAGAATGGTGTTTAATTAACGGAATAGTTCTTGTGGAGTTACCATTTAATGAATCAACCGAGCAATGGCAATCAAGAATTGAACTTGACTGAAGAACAGAAAATTGATCTTGCTTTAGAGAAGTACGAATTAACTATTGGATTAACACCAATTCCTTCTGATAAGGAGTTTACATGCATAAAGTACTTATACTTATCACAAGATGATTTATCAAAAATGAGTAGTGAACAATGCTCAGAGTCATGTGTTTTACTTAATAGTTTTTCTTTTCATATAAGCAGAGTCATAAACAAAGAAAAAACAAAGTTAAGATGGTGCAATGAGAAGATTTTAAGTGTTATAGCGAATAATCTTTCAGACTACAGATATTTTTCAGCAGAAGAAAGAATGGCTTTATGTATAAAAGACAATGATTATGCAAAAAAAATAAAAAAGCTTTCTGCTTTAATACAAGCAAGAATAGATAGGATTGAATATTTGCCGATTAGACTTGAAAAAGTTGCTGAATCTTTGTCAAATTTAGCTTACTCAAAAAGGAGAAATAATGAACCTCGTTAACATGTTGAAAACAGCAGTTGGAAAAAAGGATTGGGAGCTAGTGTCAAAAGCATTAAACATTTTAAATGGCGATGAAGAATTTCTTGTTTTAACACATCAACCATCTACTCCAGCCAAACAAGTTGATTTTTTATCTAACAAGGCTTCTGTCGGCACTAAGTCTTTAATTGCACCAACAGCGAACAAGTTTGTTGATGATTTGACACTTGAGTCGGGATTTATAGAAAAGGGGCAAAAGGCATCAAATAAAAGTTATAGACAACCATTTAAAGAAGGCGATAATTTTTGTGATGTAAAATGTTCAAAATGTGGAGGCAATATGAAAATTACAAAAGAAGAATATAAGTTTAGAACAATTGATTCTGAATCAGCACCATTCACATGCATTAAATGCATTAGAAATTCGAGTAGATAATGAACGATGTTGCATCTGAAAGGGTTATATTAGCTGCTCTTTTTCAAAAAGGCTATGATTGTTATATTGAAATTTGCGATATTGTTGATGAAAATAGCTTTAGCTCTGATGAAACGGCTGCAATATATAAATGTTTAGTAAAAATAGTAAATGAAAAAGATTCAAAAGCCGATATACCATCGATTATAGCTGTAGCAAACTCTTTAAAAATACAGCAGTTTTTTCAAAAAGATGATCAAGCTAAGTATCTTAGATCTTTAACATTGTTACCAGTTGAAATAGTTAACGCTAAAAAAGCAGCAGCAAAATTAAAAAAGATGCAAATTGCTAAGACTTTGGCGTACAACTTGTCTAATTGTGCAAGTGAGTTATTGAATATGACAGGCGATGAGCCTATTTCACAAATAGTTTCTCTTGCAGAAGCAACTGTGTTAGATCAAACTTTTAAAATTTCAAATGCAGAAGACCCAAGCCCTAAAGAAATATCTGAAGGTTTGGATGATTATGTAAAGTTTCTAGAAGATAATCCAATATCTCAACTTGGCATTTCATCAGGCTTTAAAGTTTACGATAGGGCTATTGGGGGCGGTCTTAGGCCAGGAACAGTTAATTTGATTGGTGCAAGAATGAAAACAGGAAAATCATTTTTTGCAGACAATGTTGCGATGAATGTTTCTAAACAGGGCATACCTGTGTTAATGTTTGATACTGAAATGACAGCTAAAGATCATTGGCATAGACTATTGGCTTGTATTGGAAATATTAAAATTGAAGAGATTGAGAATGGGTCTTTTTCAAAGGATTCATCAAAAAAGAAAAGGGTTTATGATGCATCAAAAGCATTAAAAGATATGCCTTTTAAGTACAAGTCTATTGCTGGAAAAAGCTTTGATGAGGTTTTAAGCCTTGCTAGAAGGTGGGTTATAAAAGATGTTGGTCTAGATGATTTTGGTAAAGCTAAACCATGTTTAATAATATTAGATTATATAAAATTAATGGATGATGGAGCAATATCAAAAAATATTGCCGAGTATCAAGCATTAGGTTTTTTAATGTCAAGCTTACATAATTTCATGGTTCAATATGGTGTTGCTTGTTTAGCCTTTACTCAATTAAATAGAGATGGCATAACAAGAGAGGATACAGATGTTGCATCAGGATCTGACAGAATCTTGTGGCTATGCAGCAATTTTTCAATATATAAGCGTAAAACAGAAGAGGAAATGGCAGATGAAAGCGTTTCAGAAAATAATATTTCATACAACTTAAAACTAATACCGATTGTTGCAAGACATGGTAAAGGTATTGATGCTGGTGATTACATCAACATATCTGGAAATTATGAATATGGAAGAATAACAGAAGGTCCAACTAGGAATGAATTTTACAAACTTAGATCAACAAGAATTAATAATGGCTTTCAAATAGAGGAACTATCAGATGAAATCTCAGGAACAAATTGATTTTAAATCAGCAAATAAAATAATTTCAAAAAATATAGATGTTGTTTTAAATCACTTCGATATTGAATTAAATTATACGGATGCTTATCTTTCTGGTCCATGCCCAATACATGGTGGAGATAATAAGACTGCATTTAATATTTTTACATCTGGTAATACGCATGTTGGAAATTGGATATGTTACACGCACCATTGTGAAAAA